GTGACACCCCCGGGGAACGCGCTGGAGCTGCTTGCCGCGCGCCACTTCCCCAGCTTCCTTGCCCGATGTTTCAACACCGTCGACCCCGGCAGCAGGTTTTTCGGCAACTGGCATATCGACCTGATGGCCGAATATCTGGAGGCGGTGCGCCGGGGCGAGATCCGGCGGCTGATCGTCAACGTGCCGCCGCGCTCGCTCAAATCCCTGACCATTTCCGTGGCCTACCCGGCCTGGCGGCTGGGGCATGATCCGGCCCTCAGGGTCGTCGTCGCCTCTTATGCCCATGAACTGGCGCGGCGTCATTCGCTCGACACCCGCGCGGTGATGAAGAGCGACTGGTACCGCAGCCTGTTCCCCGCAACCCGCATCCGCCGCGGCCGCGACCGCGCCCAGCGCTTCGGCACCACCGCCAACGGCTTCCGGTTTGCAACCTCCGTCGGCGGTACGCTGACCGGCGATGGCGGGGATCTGCTGATCGTCGACGATCCGCATGATCCGCGCCGCGCCCAGTCGGCGGCGCTGCGCGAGGCGACGCTGACCTGGTTCGACCAGACCTTTTCCACCCGGCTGAACGACAAGCGCCGGGGTGCGATGATCGTGGTGATGCAGCGCCTGCACGAGGCCGACCTTTCGGGCCATCTGCTGGCCCGTGGCGGCTGGACCCATCTGTCGCTGCCGGCCGAGGTGGAGAGCGCTCAGCGCATCCATTTCGGCAGGGTGCAGATGGTGCGCCATCCGGGCACGCCGCTGCATCCCGAACGCGAGGGCGGCGATGAACTGGCCGAGGCCCGGCGCATGCTGGGCGAGGCAGGCTATGCCGCACAGTATCTGCAGCGACCGGCACCGGCCGCGGGCGGGCTGATCAAGGCTGCCTGGCTGCGGCCTGCGGCCATGCCCGATCCGGCACGGGTCCGGCGGGTGCTGCAGAGCTGGGACACCGCCTACAAGGCGGACGCGCTCAACGATCCGAGCGTCTGCCTGACGGTCATTGAACATGAGGACGGGCTGCATCTGGCGGAGGTGTTCCGCGAGCGGCTGGAATATCCGGCGCTGCGGCGTGAGGCGGCCCGCCTGGCCGCGCGCTGGCGGCCCTCGGTGATCCTGGTCGAAGACAAGGCGTCAGGCCAGTCGCTGATCCAGGATCTGAAGGCCATGCCCGGTCGCCTGCCGGTTCAGGCGGTGCGGCCGGTGGCCGACAAGCTCACCCGGCTGGCGGTGACGACACCGCGGCTGGAGGCGGGCGGCTTCACCATCGAGGCGGGGGCGGGCTGGGCCGACGATTTCGTCCGCGAGGCGACGATTTTCCCCAATGCCGCCCATGACGACCAGGTCGACGCGTTGAGCCAGCTGCTGTCCTGGCTGGATGCCGAACGCGGGCGCGTGGTCCGCCTCAAGCTGGGCGGTCTTTGAGACCACCCCCCTTTTTCAGACATGTCGAGGACAAATCCGATGACGACATTCGGACCGGGCCCACCCGGTGTGCCGGGTGCTGCCGATCGCGTCCATCCGGCCCATGCCGCCCGCCGGGCCGCCTGGGCCCGCTGCCGCGATGTCGCAGCGGGGCAGGAGGCCGTGCATGCCGCCGGCGAACGCTATCTGCCGCGGCTGGACGGCCAGAGCGAGACGGCCTATCGCGGCTATCGCGACAGGGCGCTGTTTTACAACGCCACCGCCCGCACGATCGACGGGCTGAGCGGTCTGGTGTTCCGCAAGCCGCCCGAGATCGAGGCGGCACCGGGGCTCGCCCCCGTGATCGCCGATCCGACCGGCAGCGGCGACGGCTTCAGGCGCCTGGCCGAGCATGTGGTGGCGGAACTGCTGACCACCGGCCGGATCGGCCTGCTGGTCGACCATCCGCCCGGCGAGGCGGGGGGGCCGCAGAGCAGGGCCGCCGCGGCCGAGGCCGGGCAACTGCCCTATCTGGCACCCTATCCGGCCGAGGCGATCCTGGACTGGCGGCTCGATCGCGGCCATGGCCGCGCGGGCCGGCATCTGGTCCATGTGCTGCTGGACGAGGGCGAGGACGAGGCGGGCATCCGGCGCCGCCGGAGCCTGGATCTGGACCCCGATGGCATCTATCGCCAGCGCCTCTGGGCGAGCGGCGGCGGCGAGCGGCCGAGCCTGGTGGCCGAGATCGAGCCGCGTGCCGCCGGCCGGCCGCTTGGCCGGATTCCCTTCCTGTGCATCGGCCCGCGCGGGCCGGGGCTGGAGGTGGCGCGGCCGCCGCTGCTCGACCTGGTCGAGGTCAACCTCTCCCACTACCGCACCAGCGCCGATCTGGAGCATGGCGCCCATTACACCGGGTTGCCGACCGCGGTGGTCACTGGCCAGCGTTTCGACGGCACGGAACCGCTGGCGATCGGCGCCGGTGAGGCCTGGGTGCTGGAGGCGCCCGAGGCCAGGGCCTTCTTTCTGGAATTCCGCGGCGAGGGGCTGGGCGTGCTCGAACGCCTGCTCGACCGCAAGGAGGCCCAGATGGCTGCACTCGGCGCGCGCATGCTGGCACCCGAGAAGAAGGTCGCCGAGGCGGCGCTGACCGCCGAAATCCACCGGCAGGGCGAGAATTCGGCGCTGTCGGCTCTTGCCCAGGCGGCCGGGGACGGGCTTGGCCGGGCGCTGGACCTGGCGAAGCCGTGGCTTGGCATCGAGCCCGCACCACCCACGCGCGTGGCGCTGAACACCGACTACTGGCCCCGGCCGATGGCCGCCGACGAACTGACGGCGCTGGTCGAGGCCTGGCAGAGCGGGGCGATCGCCCGCGGCGAACTGCGCCGGGCGCTCACCCGCGGCGAAATCCTGCCGGCCGGCGCCGCATCCGGTACCGCCGGCGTTTAAGGACATCCGATCATGACCGACCAGACCCTGGATCCGGCGGCACCACCGGTGCCGCCCCTGGATCTCCCCTTGCCTGATGCCGCGGAGACCGCCCCCGACGAGGCCGCGGCACTGGCCGCGCTGCGCGCCCGGCTGGATCGCCGGCACCGCGCCGAACTTGCCAGTCTTGCGGCCGGCATGGAGCGGGAACGCGGCGAGTTGCACCGCCTGCTCGTCGATCAGGGGCTTGAAACCGCGCTTGCCCGCGCCGGCGTGGCGCCGGCACTGGTCGCGGGGGCCGCGGCCCTGCTTCGCCCGCTGATCGATGTGGCGGGCGACGAGGGGGCCCGCCTGCTGACCGCCCGGCTTGCCGACGGCAGCACCCGGCCGCTTGCCGACTTCGTCACCGACTGGGCCGCGGGCGAGGGGGCCGCCTATCTCGCCGCCCCCGACAGCCATGGCGGCGGCGCCCGCCCCGAAGCCGGTGCCGGCCGCCATCGCCGCCGCGCCGATCTGGGCGGGCCGGCCGAACGTGCCCGCTTCATCCGCGAGCATGGCCGTGCCGCCTATCTCGACCTCGATCCCTGATCTTCAGACCCTTCACACGAAAGACGTCACGATATGACCATTGGTACCCAACAGGACTTCCGCATCGCCCCCGAAGAATTCTTCGGGGGCATGGTCGAGGTCGTCGAACAGAACGCCGATGCCTTCAACGCCGCTTCGGGCGGGGCCATCCGGCTGGTGCCGGAACGCCGCCGCGGCCATTACGCGGCCGAAAGCTTCATCTCGCGCGTGGCCTCGCTCGTCACCCGCCGCAATATCGATGCGGTGGGGGGGGTGGCCGACACGCCGCTTGCCCAGGCCGAGACCGTCGGCATCAAGATCAACCGCCGGATCGGCCCGGTCGCCAACACCCTGGACAGCCTGCGCAAGCTGGGCCGCGACCCGGGCGAGATGTCCTTCCTGCTTGGCCGGCAGATCGGCAAGGCGGTGGCGGTCGACTATGTCGACACCGCACTCAGGGCCGCCTCTGCGGCGCTGTCGGGGGTGGCCGCGCTCGATCTCGACGTCTCGGGCGAGGCCGAGCCCGGCCTTGCCCACGGCACGCTGGTCCGGGCCATGGCCCGGCTGGGCGATGCCGGCGGCCGCATCTCGTGCTTCGTGATGCATTCCAAGCCCTATTACGACCTGATGGCCCAGAGCGTCGCCGACAAGGTGTTCGAGGTGGCCGGGGTCACGATCTATCAGGGCACGGTCGCAAGCTTCGGCCGGCCGACCCTGGTGATCGACAGCCCGGCGCTGGTGGCGCCCGGCACGCCCGACCGCTATCGGGTGCTGGGGCTGGTCGAGGATGCGATCGAGGTGGCCGAGAGCGAGGAGCGCTCGATCGTTTCGGACGTGATTACGGGACTTGAGAACCTGGTGATGCGCATTCAGGGCGAATACGCCTTCAACGTCCGGCTGCGCGGCTTCGCCTGGGACGTGGTGGCCGGCGGCATCAACCCGACCGATGCGGCGCTGGAGCAGAAGACCAACTGGCAGGTTGCCGCGGCCGACGTCAAGAGCCTGGCCGGCGTGCGGCTGACGGTGGCCTGAGGTACGACGGGAGGATCGTGCGATGACCGTCGCCACCTATGCCGACCTCGCCCAGGCCGATGCCCATCACGCCGCCCGCGGCCGGGCCGTCTGGGCCGATGCCGATGCCGGCCGCCGTCTGGCGGCACTGGTCGAGGCGACGGCCCATATCGATGCCTTCCACGACTTCATCGGCCAGCCGGCCGATCCCGGCCAGCCTCTGGCCTGGCCGCGGGTTGCGACCGGGATCGGGCTCGACGGCGTCGCCGTGCCGGCCCCGGTGGCACAGGCCTGTATCGAACTGGCGCTGGCGGCGCTGGACCGGCCGCTTGCCGAACAGGCGGCCGGCGGTGCCGCACGGCGGCTGACGCTCGGCGATGTCGCGATCGATTACGGCGAGACCCCGGGCGAGGCGGCGGGGGCCGGCGGTGCGCTGGCGCTTGCCGCCCGTCTGCTGGCGCCTCTGGCTCCGGTGCGGCACCGCCGCCGGCTGGTGCGGACATGACCCGGATCGATGCCGTGCTCGGCCGGATGCTGGGCGATCTGCTGGCGGGGGCGGGCGGGCTTGCGCTCGACTGCGCGCTGGACCGGGTGACCGCCGCCTTCGACCCGGCGACCGGGACGACGACCGAGACCCGCACCCGGCTGGCGGCCGGGCGGCTGATCTGGGGGCGCGATCCCGTTGCCGCCGGGCAGTTGCCCGATCTTTCGGCCGCATCGGGCCCGCGCCGTCCGGCCCTGGTCGAAGGTCTGGGCGTCGCACCCACCCCCGGCGACCTGATCGTGATCGGTCTCGCCGACTGGCGGGTGGGTGAGGCGATCCGCCCGGTGGCGGTGCTGGACCTTTGGCGGTTGCAGCTCAGCGCGCCGGCCGGCGGGGAGGGCGGGTGATGACCTCGCTCGCCCCGGATGTGCAGACGCGGCTGCGTGCCGCTTTTGATGCCCGGCTTGGGGCAGCGGCCGCCACGGCCGGCCTGCCGGTGCGCTGGCCCAACACCCGCGGCGGCCCCCCGCCCGCCGCGGGTGCCTGGCTGGTGCCGTCCCCGGGGCCGATGGAGGCGGCGATCGCCGGTACCGGCGGCCATGCGGCGCTGACCGGCAGCCAGACCGTCGAGGCGGTGGCCACGCCCGGCACCGGCATGGCGGCGCTGGATGCCGCCGCCGATGTCGTGCTGGCGGCCTTCCCGCCCGGCACGGCGCTGGAGGCGGGGGGCGGGGTCGTGGCCGGGCTGACCGGTCTCAGCCGTGCCGCTCTGACGCTGGATGCCGAGGGCGCCCGGCTGACCCTGGCGGTGTTCTGGCGCATCGACGGCGCCTGAGGAGGGGGAGATGACATGCAGATCCGATCCCCGGCACCGCTGGCGGTGCGGCTGGAGACGATGGCCGGCGCCGGTCTGGTGCCGGTGGTGACGGCGCTCGACCTGGAGATGACACGACCCGTCCGCACCGGTGCCGATCCGGCAGAGCCCGGCCAGCCGGTTCTGGCCGGGGGGCCGGTTGCGCCGATGCTTGAACTTGAGATGCCGGCGAGCCTTGCCCTGCTCGACCTGCTGGTGCCGTCGATGGGCGGGGGGCCGGCCCTGAGCGTGCTGATTGCTCCGGCTGCCGGCGGGGTTGCGAGCCGGATCACCGGCGCCCGTCCGGCGCGACTGACGCTCGACCTGGACGAGACCGGCCCGCCGCGGCTGGGGGTGCGGCTCCGCGGGCTCCCGGCTGAGCCCGAGACGGTTGCGGCATTCGGGCCGGCGGACACCTCGCCGCGGATCGCCCTTGGGGATGTCGGGCTGTGGATCGACGGGGTGGCACTGGCGCCGCTTCGGCGCTGCCGGCTG